AAGTACAGGTGCAGGTACAGATGCAAGTACAGGTGCAGCAGAAGAGCCCGAAAGTATTTTAGCTTATAAAGAAATAACCATTGATACTGATGAGCAAACAGGGTCACAAACAGAAGCAGGAAGTAATGACGGGAAAAAAACTGTTAATATAAGTTTATAAAAAAATAAAAAATTTAACATAAAATATTATAAAATTGAAAAGAATTCATTTTTATAATTCTAATATATTTACAAAAAAATGACTACAGTGAACACAGACGTTAATATGCAGAAAGAAAATGACATAATCATGATCAAAAAGAAGAAGGTCTGCAAACCGACTAGCAAAGACATGACGACCAAAGTGCCGCAAGTGGCATTTACCAAGCAAGTATATAGACAGAATATATTAGAAAACATGCTCAATTTTATGTTGCTTACAGGCACAGCCTTGTACGAACTCGTCATGACTGATAACCATACCTCATCGGACGATTCGCGACAGGGAGATTTATTTGAATGCTTGTGTGAGATTCTCGTATTATTAAAATGTTTCACCCGAATAAATTATGCCGAGATGTTAGAGGGTCAACTAGCCGCGCTTAAACCCGTCAATAAATGCGAAAAAATTCTAGGACACAAGGTTCATCAAGGGGATAATGTATCGGATATTACAATAAAAGATACAACTGGCGTATTCATTGCCTTCTCCTCAAAACATAAAAAAAATATAAGTAAAAAAGCCACGGATCTTAATGATCTAGATGCCACCATGAAAACAACAGGGTTACCATATAAACTAGGTTTATTTGTAAAGGATAAAAGCGAAATTAGCAAAAGTAGAAAAAACGACATCCATAAACAAATCTATGACGATGTAGATGCGAATAAATTGATATTTGACAAACAAGACGTTATTCAAGCATTGGATGTATTCCGCAGCCGGTTTGCGACAAATATCTTGCCTATTGCGGATTTTATTGAGTTTGTCAATACCGAATATCTCCTCTCGCCCCGCACGCATCTAGTTTACAAACTCCATCAGATGGCCACGTTTCATAATTTTGTGACACAGTACGCGTTAAAAAATCTTACACTATATTGTATCGCACACAAACCCCGCAGCGGAAAAAGCATTACCATACTGTTGATATGCAAGTATTTGCTGGCGCAAGGCGTTAACAAAATTCTCATTACCACTGCCGTGCCGTCAACCATTGTTAATTTTATCACAGACCTTGATAATTACCAAGAATTTAAAGGTATTCAATACAAGGGGCAAGATGCGTTCACAAACGTATCAGATGATTTCGTCGGTATCGTCTTTTGCAGTGTTGAGTACTTAAAGGTTAATGGAAAACACACAAAGAAGACGGACATACTTAAAAAGATTGGGTTTGAAGCGATTGTTATTGATGAAGCCCACCTGGGCGGCTCCACTGATAAGACCAAATCCGAGATCATTTATGTTGACCCTCTTGTAGAGGATATTCGCAAGAATATAAAAGTTTCTATCTTTGCCTCCGGTACCGCTGATAAAATCATTAAAAACTACAACATTCCCTGTAAAGGGGTTTCCAATTGGGAGTTATATGACGAAGGCCAGATGAAGACTCTTGGAAAACCATCTACCTCTGTTGAGAAAAAAGAAGAAATCTTAGCATGCATGACGAAACGTCACGGGCAAGCATTTATGGAATGTTACCAAGATGTCACCCTAAATAAAGACTACTCTAAACACCCCACACAAGTGCTGATGAAGCATTTGTTAGACCCACTCTTGGTGAAAGAAATAAATGAATATAATAAAACACACAACACAACATTTGGCTATAATTATAGCTCCTTATTTGCGTTAAAACAAAAACGAAAGTCCGAACCGGAACGAAATAAAGATGGTGAGATTATAAAAACAAAAGATGGTGATGATTATTACACATACGAATATGAAGACAAGTTCGCACTAGAAGATACCGAAGATGGTAAAGATATTCTCAAATGGGCATTTGAGAATATTATTTCTAAAAATGAAAATAAAAGTACCATTATGAAGGACGTAGAAAAGACCCAAAGTGCGTGCGGTTCGCGTAAGTCGTCGGTGGAAAGCCCCAAGTTGGTCATCGTGTATATGCCAACTCACACCGGCAATAACAATATTGTGCAACTACAGATAACTGCAAAGCGATTTATAGAAGAACACACGTTGTGGCCTAGTTATAATGTGGAGTATTCTAATGCGAAAAACACGTCAGGCGATGTAATAGAAAAGGAATACAACGACGACATTAAAAATATGATGGAGAAAACGAAACGGAATGGAAAACGTGCATGTATGCTCTTTTTGGGACAAAAAGGTAGTGTGGGTATTACCTACCACGATTGTGATGTGACCATTTCTTTGGACGATGGTCATAACCTAGATAACCAGAAACAACGGTATTCTAGAGCCTTGACCGAAGCTGAGGGGAAAACCGTTGGTATTAACGTGGATATGAATGTTCAGCGGACATATCTACATCTCATGGATATTATTCACAAGTACCGCAAAAATACCAACACCACAAAAACCAACGCGGAAATTTTGTATTATTTATACGAGGAAAATATCTTTCTGTTTAATTCCCAGCAATTTAACAATGGGAAAACCACCACCGCGAATATTAAGTCCTACTACCAGACGGAGGCGGAGAATATACTGAAGGAAATTGACGACACCGCGTTATTGGAGAATATCGTGTGTGATGATGCGATGCACGATTATTTACTCAAAATGGTGGTAAAAAATAAAACCGTACAAAAAAAAATAAACGGTGATTTAGAGGGGGACCAACAAGAATGTCCGAAAGGCGAAAAAACAAAATATGAAGTGGATGCTCCATTGATGAGTAATGATAAACACATAAATGAACCGGAAGATGAAGAAGAAGAAGAAGCTGAAGAAGAGGAAAAAATAATAGAAAAATTTAACAAAACACTTGAACTATGCAAATGGTTATTTCCATATTTAGCACTTATATCTAGAGCGTATAAAATAGCTGATTTCAAAACTATCTTAACAAACGAGACAACAAAAACCTTTATTATTTCGTTCTTTAATTATAAAAAAATTGATTTTAATACGACTTATAAATATAGTGACATAATAGATATAATGGCGACCATTATTGACAACAATGCGGAAATAATCAGCAACATTAGAGAGATCTATTGTGTGGCCCCGTCACATAAATTGCGTGAATTAATCGCAAAACACTTTGTCCCAACGGCAGACGAAAAGAAAGACAATGCTGAAGTACCCACGCCAGTGAAATTAGTTGACGAAATGTTGGACTTAATCCCAGTAGAATTCTGGCAAAAGCCGCAAAAAGTGTTTGAACCTTGCAGCGGAAAAGGAAACTTCGTCTTGGGTATTTTTGAGCGATTTAATAAAGGTCTAGCTGAGTTATACCCGAACAACGAAGAACGATGCCGAGTTATTATGTCCGAATGTATATATTATGCGGATCTGAGCGCATTAAATGTGTTTATTACCACAGAAATTATGAAGTGTGAGGTGGAAAGCATATGTGGTATAAGTCCTGAGTACGAATTTAATTCTAATATTGGGAATACTCTTGAATTAAACATTTCAACAAAATGGGGAGTTTTAGGATTTGCCGCTGTAATTGGCAACCCTCCTTACAATGATGATAGCGGAAATAAAGGGAAAGGCCATACTTTATGGACTGTATTTATAGAAAAATCACTGATTAAATGGTTAAAACAGGATGGGTATTTATTGTTTGTCAATCCTTCCTTATGGCGACAACCCGAACATCCTTTACAAGAATTAATGAAGTCAAACCAAATCATATACCTGGAAATTCATGATGAAAAAGATGGAAATAAAACATTTAGGTGTAATACACGATATGACATCTATCTGATTCAAAATAAACCATACGAGACACCCACGCGTATTAAGACACAAAAAGGTGAAATAGAAATGGTGGATTTAAGAATGTGGGCTTTCATACCTAATTACAATTTTGAGCAAATAAAAGCGCTTACTGATAATAAATTTGAAAAAATTAAAATGATTTATAGCAGAAGTGATTATGCGAGTGATAAAAAATGGACACGAAAATCATCTGATTCTGAATACAAATATCCAGTAGTTTATTCTGTAAATAGAGCAAATGAATCAAAATTTATTTGGAGTAGTTTAAATAACAAGGAAGGACACTTTGGTCTACCGAAAGTTGTATTTGGTAGTGGCGCTACGGGTTTTATAATTGACGCAAATGGTGATTATGCATGTAGTGAATTCTGTACAGGTATCGTAGATGACGTGAAAAATCTAGAAAATATTCGTCTTGCGCTAAATTCGGCTAAATTCAAAGAGATTATACTGGCTACATCTGTGAGTAAAGCGGAGATTAATAGAAAAATTTTAAAATATTTTAAAAAAGATTTTTGGAAAGAGTTTTTGTAGATTTTTGGAAAGAGTTTTTGTAGATTTTTGGAAAGAGTTTTTGTAGATTTTTTGTATGTATATTTTTTTATATTATAAACAGTATTTATATTATAAAATTGAACCAATTAAAAATATAATTTTATAATATACACAAGTACAATAGAATGGCCCAAAGTAGTCATATTAACGAAATCTTCAAATCCCGCAAGCATATTATCAATTTCTTGAAAAGACAAGGTTTCAATGTCACCGATTATGAGCATTTTAGTATTCATGAAGTCAACGCCATGTACCAAGCCAAGCAAATGGATATGTTATTCAAGAAAGACGATGCCAGCAAGAAAACCTATGTAAAATACCACACGGGCAAAGGTATTCATTTGGAGAAGAGTATTCGGCCGGTGAGTATCTACGAATATATTGAGGACTTGTTTACTTTAGAGGAGATTTTATCCAAACAGGATGATTTAATTATTATTATCAACGACGAACCAAACGACACGATTGAGAAAACCTTGCGGCATATTTGGGAACAAGACGGCATCTTTGTGAACGTGATTAGTATTAAACGTCTCCAGTACAACATTTTAGAACACGTCCTTGTACCACCGCATGTGGTTTTGAGTAAAGCCGAAGGTCTCGCTATTAAACAAAAATACAATATTATGACGGATAAACAAATGCCGGAACTCTCGCGTTTTAGTCCTGTAGCCCAACTGATTGGTATTCGGCCGGGGGATATTTGCAAGATTATCCGGCCTAGTAAAACGGCGATCCAAACGGAGTTTTACCGAATTTGCACATAATAAGACAATCCTTTAATGAATATGTGTTTCCTGGTCGGTATAAAAACAGCAATATGCTTTTACATTACATCCAGATGGAGGAACTTTATAAGGATGGTTGCCAAAGATTTATATGGTGGATAAGAACACACATTAATACAATCCCCTAGAATGAATTCATTCGCAAATTAATGAATTCATTGGCAAATTATTTACTTGAATCACCAGCAAATGAATTAGATATAATACATAAAATAGAAAAGTTTGGATATTATTTACGGAATAAAAATTTTGAATAAAATAAAGAGAGATAGAGTTAAATACATGTTTTTCTTTTATGCTGTCACTGGTTTCGCATCAGGATTTGGTTCAGGTAAATTAAATGTGTGTTTTTTTTTATTTACGCCGCCAAAAAATGGTTTTCTCGGTTTCTTTTGAAGTTTTCTTTTGCTCTCTGTCAAATAATCAAATATAAAATTATCCTCCCTCATTTTTTCCTTATTTTTCGTCAAATACGTGCCCGTAATTGAATCATATTTTTCTTTCATTTCTTTCAATTCGTCATTCACACTTAAAAAATAACCACGAATAATTGTTGCAATTTTCATTGGATCCTTTCTTAA